ATTATTAATATAGCATTGTTTGTAATTATAGCTTATTTAGTTATTCAATGCTATAAGGATATAAAAGAAATTTTAAAAGACGATAACGAAACTTTTGAGGACTAAAAGAAAGCAAAGGGATAAATAAAAATGTTTGTCCCTTACTTTTTATTTACAAATGTTAAATTTAACGTAACCGTACTCCCCTTTTAGTACCACAACTTTCGAAGCTTTCGCATTAAGGGGTACCTTGAAGGCAAATTACATATTTTAGTACCCCACAAAAATCACTCTTCGTGATAAGGGCATGCCCAGATATCCCACACCACACATGCCCACATAACACACAAAGAAGCCAGAGAATAAAACATCCCTGGCTCTCATCCACCTTATCCCTCTGGCAGATTACAATATCAAAGTTCTTTCTATAAACCAAACTTAAAAGAATATGGAAATAATAAACTTTAGATCAGTGGAGAGATCCACCCAAGATGTATCTGTTACCATCAATAGTGGTAACTCTGAGAGATGGAATATCCAATCCCAGAAAACTAAATATGTAAATGGCAAATCGTCCGGAGTTATTGGGGTTGGATATACTGCTAGCATCAATAACTCTGACTATCTTTTAGAAGAAGACAAGAGTAACAATAGTATTCAGATTACTGCACAAAATGACGGTACTTCTGGGCTTTGTGTACTTACACAAAATGAATCTGGTAATAAAATAAATCTTAAGATTACTACTCCCGAAGAAAAAGAATACTGGGAAATACGTTTTAATCCTATACCCCTCTATGGAGTAGACACAGATGTTTTTTTTTATATTACCACCAATATTAGTGGCGAAAATGGATCTATGGCTGATGGTGACCTACATAAGAATTGGATAGTAAATCAAAATAGATATGCTATTAATGTCTATATTTCTAGTATGTACCCCGTAAATTCCGACATGCTATCTTGGTCCTGCCTTGATAAGAATGGTAATGCCTTTAGCCCTAATTACAATATACCCGATAACCAATACTTTACAATAAAAACAACTGGCTTAGGTTCCTATACTCTTAAAAAAATTTCAACCCCCTCTGTTAGCAGTGGTACTCTTATACTCTCAAGTAGGTTTAACCCCACTAAAAAATATCCATTAGATTTGAACTTTTATTGGGGAGCTCCAACCTAAGACTTATATTGAGATTAAGATAATATCCCAATTATAAAAGCAATTACCCAGAGTATTAAAGTAAGGGTATATGCAACAGAATACCTATACCAGGGATACCAGCAGGTAATATAAGAATCTGCTTTTAGTATTTCTGGATGTTCTTCTTCGTATTTTTTATCCTCTTCTCTAGCATTATATTTAGCCAAGATGAAGAAAGGTAAGAATACGAAGAAGATTATTAAAGCAACTGGGAATAAGAGTAGGAGAATTATCTCCCACCCTTGCATTGATGTCCCAGCATAATTACCATCTCTGTCAAAAAAGTATCTCATAGCAACTTATGTTTTAGGTACTTGGTTAATAGGTAAATCGGAAATAGTGGTAATACCAACCATACCGAGATGAATAAAACGAGAGAGTGTATCTTGTGAGTATAGGGTAAATAATCCAAGCAAGCCCTTACAAAAAATACAGTGAACGGTAAGCATACCAAATAAATTATTGCTAATACAGTAGTCATTGTTCTTTGAGGTATTTGTTAATAATCTTGGTAAGCTTCTTATCGAAATCAATCATCATATCAAAAGCATCGGTATCTTTCATACTTTTCATTTCCTTGTCAAGGAACTCTATGTTTCTCTTAATCGAGAAATAAGCCTTATATGCAAGGTAGGCTTTCTCATGTTCTTCTGTGAGAGGAAGAACATCTCCTTTTTGCCCATCCAACCTTGAATATGTATTATCAGGACCAAGAGTTCTTGCAACTTTTACCCGGTTACTGAGCATTGCAAATCCACCTTTCTTATCGATGGATTCTACTGTTACTTTCTCTGTGATGGGTCTTCCTGATAATACGAAGATAACTTCATCACCTTCTTTGAGCTTTTTAGCTTCTTTCTTTTCTTTTTTCATATCTATTTTATTTAGAAATTTTCTTTATGCAAATATACGAAATTATTCTTTATTTATTGCATTATCTATTTTATTTTTTATAAATTCATAGGCATTGCCCCGGTAATCCTCTAGCATTTTGTATTCCTGTGGAGATAGAAATATTCCGTTTACTTTAAAAGCATCTCTTAGATGCTCCGGTATAGTGCCCTGGTGAGTGATGTTATTATAACGGATGATGAAAAGTTTCTCTTTATCTTCATCTATAACACCAAGAGTGTTGACTGGTTGGAGTTTAGTTTGGTAAATTCCCCCAAAAGCAGAAGGTACCATTAAAATACTTCCCGGTATTCTAGTTATCCAATGGGAATAATCGGGAGTAATTACGGCAATTTTCTTCTCTTTTTCAAGTTCTTTATCATAAGCTAATCGATTAAACCAAAAAGCACATTTAAAACAAACTTGTTTTCTTGCCATAAGTTGAGGGATTTCCCGAGTTTCATCAAATTCCTCTAAATTAATGGGCTTGCCACATATCTGGCACTCATTTTTCTTGTCCATATTGCATTATTTTATAAGTTATATATGATAATAGAACCTCTAAACATATTGAAAATGGGTTATAAGCAATACTTTTGTTACTAAAATTGAACCATTAAAACTGATAAGTTATGGATAAACTAACAAATGAAATGATTAAAGACCTTGCTATTCGCTTAGGTCTAGAACCTGCTCTATTGAAGGCTGTTCAATTGGTAGAAGCAGCAGGTAGAGATGGGTTTTTAGCTGATGGTAGGCCTCAAATTCTCTTTGAGGGTCACATTATGTACAAAGAAGTACATAAGAAATTCCCTGACAGAGATTTAGCTTACCTTTGTAAGAGATATTCTACGATTTTCTTCCCTAAATGGGATAAATCGAAGTACTTTGGAGGTGTACACGAGTACAAAAGACTCGAATTAGCCAAAGAAATTGACGAAGAATGTGCATTGAAGTCTGCAAGTTGGGGTATGTTCCAGATTTGTGGGTTCAATCACAACCTCTGTGAATGTAAAGATGTCTTCGAATTCGTTCATAAGATGTCAGAATCTCATGCAAATCAACTAGAACTCATGTATTATTTCATGAAAAACTCTGGTTGTTTGAGTAATCTCAAAGAAAAGGACTGGGCTGGCTTTGCCAAGAAGTATAATGGTCCCGGGTATGCCCAGAATGCCTACGACCAAAAACTAAGAAATGCTTACGAAAACTTTAAAGGTAAATTATGAAAAGATGTCATTTTAACAGCTGGGTAGCAAAAGTATTTCTTTTCCCCAGTTACAAAGCCATTACTCTGGTGTATAATTCATTCTTTAAACACAAAGTAGAAGAGTGTAAACCTGATGATATCAATCATGAGTGTATTCATCAGGTACAACAGATTGAATGTAGTATAGTGGGTTTAGTACTTGGTATCATACTCTGGTTATCATTTGGTATATCCTTTTGGTGGGTAGTGGCTCTGACTTTTGGATTCTTCTACCTTTGGTATGTTATCGAATACCTAATTATCCTGTGCTTTGCCAAGTGGAATAAACAGAATGAAAGATACCATGATGTAAGTTTCGAAGAAGAAGCTCACAACAATGATAAGAATCTGAGTTACTTGGAAGACCGTAAGCCCTTTGCTTGGATTAAGTACATTAAATTGAGAAGCTACAAGAAATGAAAAAACTAAGGGTATTGGGAGTGTGCGCTGGACAGGGTGCACTCCTGTTCCCTTTTAAGAAAAATTTGTTAGGGAACATAGAGATAAGGGGAGTATTCCACACTCCGGGCGAAGAACAATGGGAATTAAACTTTGGAGATATACCGTTCTATAAGGGCTTTTGTTTACAAGAATTCGATGAGAAAGTAGACATAATTATATCAAGCCCCGATTGTGGAGCAGCCTCAGTAATGAGGTTATCTAAAGTAAAAGAATTAGGCAATCCAAAAGATAACCGTAGTCTTAATCTAGTAATTGCATCAATACTCAAGTATAAACCTAAGATATTTCTTATAGAAAATCTACCAAGACTGCTAACACTGCTTCCCAAGGATTTCTTTGAGGAAACATTCAAAGACTATAAATTAGTTTTTCACGAAAGGTCAGTTTTAGATTACGGAAACTCCCAGGAGTCAAGGAAGCGATTACTCATCATTGGAGTACATAAAAAGACTGGTAAGAAATACTTGAATGCTTTTGATGAAGTATTTCAAGTAAAAACTCCAACAACTACTAGAAATTTACTTAAACCACTCACATTCTCTCAGAAAAATAATACTAACCAGATTCCGTTTATGAGTAAAACTCTGGCAATGTATGATTATCGAAAGCTTCCAGAGAAGAAGAATCTCACAGTAGCAAAGATACATAAGCTCTGGGTTAGGGATTTCAAGAATGAAAAGAAGTGGCCTATCAAAACTGCAAAGATGAGTACTCTTCCAGGAGTGTATAGATTGGAGTATGATAAACCTCCCTTAACTCTCAGACCTGCAGATAGGCAATTTAGACCCGATGGCTACCCTTTGGGAATCGAAGACTTCAAGGCAATTATGGGATTCCCCGATAAATTCGAAATTTACCTTCACAAGAATGGTGATACCTTCGAATGCGATTTTAAGGATTACCATTACTGGCTTAACAAGGCAAGGTACACAATTGCCAAAGGTTCGGTTTATGAGGTAGGGATTTGGTTCAAAAAATGCCTCAAAAAGGCAAATACCAAAGAACCTTGAGTTTCAGCTTTATATATAAAGTCTTATATATAAGTTTCTGGGGTGCCTTGAAATATATAGATATATAATATACTACGTATATATATCTATATATTTATCTACGTATATATAGCTATTCATATATCATATCGTAAGTAGTATATTTGGATATTATCTCACTTCGTTCGATAAAGGTAATCGCTAAGCGATTACCGAATAGATAGTATCATTAAAGCGTGCGACTATTTCAATTTGAAAACTTAATACACCGAATTATGAGAATGATTAATGTAAAGTACCAAATTACCGAATTGAACATTAACAACATTATTAAGTTCTTTCGGATTATTTATCGGAATTTACCTTCGATACGTTTTGAGATTATTGAAACCAAAAGTACTTTTCAATTCAAGTTCCACATCATTAAGTCAAACTTAAGTCCAGTAGAACGTTATTGGTTGAAGAGTAAGATTAAGAAATTCATCAAGTATGAAGACATTTAAGAGGGCCTTGTTCATTGTACTTCTAGGATTTACTATTTACCTTTGCTTCAGGAATTACAAACTTTCTCGAGAGGTTGATTCCCTGGAACTAGCGGTCAATGAAATCCCAGATACAGTATACACAGAGAAACCCTTCAAACCAGAGAAGAAGTACTCAGAAAAAATTGAACCAGGTAAAATCTTAGTTCATGATAATAAGCAGCCAACTCTCTTTCCTGATTCCATGCTAAGGCAGCCAGTTATCAGTAACCAAGATTCCCTGGTTCAAATTGTTTTGAAGAAAGATAAGTTGAACTTAAGTCTGTTCAATAAGGAGACTAACACTTATTCAACTAGACTATTCCCAATCGACTTAGATAAGTACAACTACAACTGGTATGAAGGTCAATTAACTCGAAAGAAAGTTGCAAGGTTATCACTTAGCCCATACGTCTATGGCAAATACAGACCTTTCAATAATCTCTTCGATATGGGAGCTGGTCTTTCAATCAAGACTAAGAGATTTAATTACAAATTCGGAGTCAATACCTTTTACTACCCAAAGATAAAATCTGGTATAGGTACTGACATCGAATTTCAAATAACGTATAACTTTTAAGTAATGGCAAAGACTATCTCAGAAACTAGAACTACTTTAACTCGAGAAGAGCTATCAAACTTATCCCGAGTTTCTAGTGATGTTTTCTTTTTTAGCCTTTTTTGCTATGTGATACATCCAGTAAGAGGAAAGGTAAGATTCGATTTATACCCCTTTCAGAAATCCGTTCTCTACAATTTCATTGCCCAACGATTCAATATCATTCTCAAATTCCGTCAGGCAGGAATTACAGAACTTATTTCTATGTACTGTCTTTGGTTGGCGATGTACCATCCCAACAAAAAGATAAACATTATCTCTATCAAAGACACAACTGCTAAAAAGGTGCTTAAGAAGATTAAGTTCATGTACAAGAATCTTCCATGGTACCTTCAAACTCCCATAATCAATGGTAGAGCTGGAGAATACGGTTCTGCTTCCATGATAGAATTTGATAATGGGTCATTTATTGAATCTATTCCGACATCATCC